ACCTTCACATCCTTTGTTTTTCTAATGAAATCCTTTCTTTCTTCTTCTGAATCGAATTCAATAATCTGTTCGATCCAACCAAATAAGATCTTCTTCATCACTTCACCTTCTTTTTAATTTTCTTCTAAAAAATAATCAACAGTAACACCAAAAAAATTTGCTATTTTCTGCAATTTATCAATTTTAGGTGTGTAATTACCGTTCTTCCATTCTGATAAAGTTGATGTTGCTATACCTATTTCCTTAGATACTTGATATGCAGTCATGTTATTCTTTTCCAATAATTCAGCAAATTTTTTATACATAATATTCCTCTCCTTTCATATAAATATATTGACACTACCTAAGATTTCTTATATAATACAAGTGTCACCTTAAATAAATAAGAAACCGTAGGCAATGTGCTTGTGTAACTAACTTTTCTTAGCTACAATCAAAGTATAGCATAGCTTTCTTAGCGTGTCAATAAAAATATCTAAGAAAAGTTAGACATTTTTATTAAGGGTTTCAGAAAGGAAAAACTATGTATGAAATATTTGAAAATCTATTGAACGAAAAAGGCATTACCACTTATCAGTTAGCCAAAGAAACTGGAATTTCTACTGCCACATTTTCAAACTGGAAGAATGGGAAATACAAACCTAAAGATGAAAAATTGCAGATCTTAGCAGATTATTTTGGTGTAACCCTTGAATATCTGAAAGGATCAACAAAATTTAATACCAAGGAAGAAGAACTTGCCAATATAATAAAAGAAGCAAAATATTGTGGTGGACTTAAAAAAGTCAAGTCCGTTCAAATTCCAGTTTTGGGGAAGGTTGTGGCAGGAATACCATTAGAAGCAATCGAAGAAATACTTGATTATGAAGAAATACCAGAAGAAATGACACTATTGGGACAATACTTTGCTTTGAAAGTGCAAGGTGATTCCATGCAACCAAGGATTTGTGAAGATGATGTCCTGATAGTAAGAAAGCAAAGCACCGCAGAATCAGGTGAAATTGTTATCGCATTAGTGAATGGACATGATGCTACTTGTAAAAAATTGATTAAGCACCAAGAAGGCATAAGCCTTGTATCATTCAATTCTGCATTTGAACCAATGTACTTTTCAAATAAGGATATTATTGAAATGCCTGTGCATATCATTGGAAAAGTCATTGAAAACAGACAAAAGTATTAAGGGTTCAAGATAAAGTTCCAGGTGGTTCAATGTAAAGTTCAAGGTAAAAGCATTGATATTGCTGAAAAGTTCAAGGGGTTCAATGTTACTGTGATTTATAAGTAATTAATAAAAAAATTTATAATTTACTTATATACTCTTAAAATAAATCTATAATAGGGAAGTCACCTTGAACCTTGAACCGCTGACAATAAAAAAGAACCGCAAACCCTTGAAAATACAAGGTTGTCAGCGGTTCAAGGTAAGGGTTCATGGTTCAAGGTCAAAATTAGAAAGGAAAGGTGAATATTATGTTTGGAAAGAAAAAAGAAGATCAGAAAGTTTTACTTGGAAATTTGGTTGAAGGTTTACCAGTACATGAAGGAATGGATCTTATTGTGAAGATGACACCTGATGGTGCAGCAATCATGATCCCAAGCAGCAAACAAAATTTTGATATTAACATTTCAAAATTAACATCAGTTGAATCCTATTCTGAAACTGATGTTGAAAAGATCATCAGTCAGTCTGCCCCGGGAATGATTATTGGTGCTGCTGCATTTGGAATTCTTGGTGCAATGGTTGGTGGAAGGGTCAAGACTAAAGATAAGAAAGTGGTCACATACTTTGCTGTGATCAATTATGAATCTGATGGTAAGAAGCAAATTGTCATTGAAACAAAGGATTTCTTTGGTGCAGGTCAATTTGTTGATTATTTTAAGAAGTTGAAACCTTCCTTTGAACCAAGTTCAATTTCATTGTAAACAAAAAAATAAGACCCCTGGTGCAGCGAACACCAAGGATCTAAGTTGTAACCAAATCAGGGTTGAATGGTCACATTTGTCAGTAAAATTATATCATTTCAACCCTTGAAATACAAGGGGATGATTAAAAATGAAAAATCCAAATGGATATGGAACTGTTGTCAAATTATCAGGTAATAGAAGAAACCCTTTTGCAGTTAGAAAAACAATAGGATGGAATGACAAAGGTCATCCAATATTTCTTCCCATTGGATATGCTGCAAGCAGGGAAAATGGAATGATTATGCTTGCTGAATACAATAAGTCACCTTGGGATATAGATGCAGAAAAGACCACCCTGGAAAGCCTGTTTGATCTATTCAAAGAAAAGAAGATGCTTAAAATGGGAAAGTCAACAAAAGGATCACTGACTGCTGCATTCAAGCATTGTTCCAAAATCAAGAAAATGAAATACAAAGACATGAAGTCCTTTCACATGCAGGATGTCATTGATAATTGTGGATGTGGGTATTCAACACAATGGGCAATCAAGAACCTATTTGGACACCTGGACAATTTTGCACTTGAAATTGATGTGATCAACAAATCATATGCAGTTTTGACAACAGCAGAACCGATCCCTGAAACAAAGAAGCTGCCATTCACTGATGAAGAAGTGGATCAGGTATGGAAGATCAAAGATGATCCTTGGGTTGATTCAGTCCTGGTGTTTTTATACACTGGATTCAGGATCAGTGAATTGTTGGATATTAAAACAGTAAATGTGGATCTTGAAGCAAGAACCATTCAAGGTGGTACAAAGACCAAAGCAGGAAAAGACAGAATCATTCCGATCCATCCAAAGATCTTTGAAATTATTCAGAAAAGGGTTGATGAAGGAAATGCATATTTGTTCACCCTGGAAGGAAAGAAATTGACCAGTTCAAAGTATTATGAGTTTTGGAATGTGATCATGGATGAACTAAAATTGAACCATACACCACATGAATGCAGACACACTTTCAGATCAAGATTAGATTCAGCAGGTGCAAACAAAGTGTGCATTGACCTGATGATGGGACATAAATCAAAGGAAGTTGGGGAAAGAATTTACACACATAAGAAGCTTGAAGAATTGAAGTTTGCAATTGAACTAATATCACGTTAGTAACAAAAAATGCCCCAAGCCTTGAAAAATCAAGCACTTGGGGCATTAAAAAATATATTATATCATAGATTTGTTCAAAAGTACACTGCTTACAATGCTGATGGTTCAAGGGTTTGTTCATTTTTAATGAACTATGATTTCACCTTAAAATGGGTGCGTTAGTAACAAGATAGTAACACATTTTATTGTAAAATCAAGTTATCTTTATGAACCGCAGCAGTGATTGCTTTTCCAATTCCAATGACAATTCTGTCACCATTCACCTGGATCACATCATACATATTTTGATAAACTGAATTTGATAGTCCACCCCCAGTATATGAATTTGAACCTGACTTCACTTTGACTTTACTTCCAACCTGGATTGTTTTACTTGCAGCAGGACTTGAAGAAACTGCTGATCCTGATTCGGTTGTAATGAAAGTGCTGAAACCTTTTGCTTTTAGTTTTGCAGCCATAGCATCTGCATTTGATTTCACACCGAATGCACCAACCTGGATCTTATATAACCCATCAGCCTGAATCATATAGGTGTCAAAACCTGCTGCTTTTACTTTTCCAAGTAATGCATCCGCATTTGATTTGACAGAAAAAGCACCAGTCTGAACCCTGAATAATTCTCCAGGTGAAGGTGTCAATCTCTTATTTATTTCTGCTGCAATCTCACCATGCTTGTTATACAGATAATCACCAGGGCATGACTTGTTTGCAAACCATCTGTGAACAGTCATGTTCTGCTTATCCACCTGACCAATTAAAGATTCATCACCCTTCCAAAGAAGTTGATTGATACCATTTCTTTTGCAAATGTCAGTGACCAGGTTCAGAAGTGCAGCATAAGCTTTATCATTAACTGTATAAGGATGTGTGGTATCACTTGCAACTTCAATGGTGATTGCTCTGTTATCATTGGAACTGGAAGAAGAACACCAAGACCTATCTTTTTCTTCACAATACATTCCAATTCTGCCATCAGAACCAATGCCATAATTGCAAGAAGCCTGTCTTGAAGTTGGTGCAAATATATCACCAAGGGTTTCAACAGAACACTGACCAACCACACAATGAATTGTGATGGTGTCAATCGCATGATTCCTTGGAATGGTTTTGTTTGGGGAAATTTTAGTGTAATTTACTAAAGGACTGTTACTCATTATTTTTCACTCTCACTTTCTGTTGTAGTTACTGCTGTGGTTGTTTCTGAATTGATCCTTGCAGCATCAACCATTCCTTCACCGATTATGTAAGCAATCAGCGTGGATGCTGCTGTGATCATTGCCACAACCTGTTCAATGGTCAGATTATTAACACCAAAAGCAACCATCATTGCAGTAATAAAACCAATCAATGCTGCCCAAAACTTCCTGCTTGTCAATTTCTGTTTCCAATTAATTTTGTTCATTTATTTCACCTTTCCCTTCATCTTTTTTATTTACTTTACTTTTTTTAATGCTTGAAAGCATCCACAATTCACCAGTTGTGAACCCAAACCAACAACCAATCAAAGTCATTGGTTCACTACCAACCTTTAAAAATACATAGAGAACAGCAACAGTAAAAAGCATATTTAAGAGGATCACTGTTGCCACGATTACTTTTGAAAATCTATTATTTTTATTCTTCATTAGCTTCACCATGTCTTTTGTAACTCTCAAAGGTATCAAGCCTTTTGTGTGCTTGTTTTGCTGATTCTTCAACCTTGATAATTCTTTCCCGGGTTTCTTTCAAGTCATTTTTCACATTGGTCATTTCTGCTTTAATTTCAGTAATACCATTACCAATGTTTTCAAGCTTCACAATAACTGTTGTCAACTGTGAAGCTTCATTTTTATCATCTGCCTTTTGATTTCTTTTCAAATTGGATATACCTGAAAAGATGGCAAAGGCAAGTGAAATTCCTGAAATTAAAACTGCCACTTCAATTGTCATAAAAATAAATTCCCCCTTTCATGTGAGAACACATAAAACCCCTATCTGACAAGTCATATAACTGTCATATAGGGGTTTGTATTGTGTATTGGTATGTTTGTATGTCTTAATCTTTTGATTGTTTATTCTTCAATTAAATACTCACATTCCAGGTCAATCAAAACCTGTCTGACTTGATCTTTGATCCTGTCAGGAACTTCTGAAAAGGTTTTTACACCTTTAACAATTAAAGTTGCGTAAATAACAGCCATATCTTTCACATCCTTTCTATAAAAAAATAATATAAATCTAAGCAATTGGATCACTGTCCAATAATGCTTGAACTTCTGCCTTGATCCTTTCAGGAACTTCATCAATTGTCTTTAATCCTTTACGGATTAGATCAGCATATACTTTTACCATTCCTTACACCATCCCTTCATATAGTTCAACCAAAGCAAGCTGTGTGTCTGTGACTTGTGCTTCCAAGCTTTGGTTCTTTTCAGCTATGATCTTGATGTATTCATCTTTTTCATACTGGATCATGTCATACTCAAAACCATTGAAAGCTTCTTCACCAACAACTTCTTCCACTGGAACAATGTTTGAATTGATCCAAACATTTACTTCATCAACCACCATTGGTTGGGGTTGGACTGTGCTTCTTACTTTTCCATAATCTTTCATTTGAACATTCCACCTTTCATATAAATATTTTTAAGATAATAATTGATTGCAAACTGTTGAATTGGTTCAACATATTTCTTACTTAACCTATAACTATTACAATGGATCAACCATCCTTTGTATGAATTAAATGAACACCATTCAGAATAAGTCATTTCTATTCCTTCAATCTGCTTTTTATTTAAAGCAATCATTTTTCTTTTGAATTGCTTGCAGGTTGATTTCCTAAGAAGTTTGTAATTCATGAATGTTCTGTATCCAACAAAATCAATCCCACGAACATATGTGGGGAACACTTGCCAGTTTTCTTTGATTTTCAACTTTAATTTCTTTCTGAAATATTGATCAATTTCATTTTTCAGTTGATGAAGTTCTTCTTTGGTGCTTCCCAGGATCACAATATCATCCATGTATCTGAAATAATGCTTCACACGTTTCACTTCCTTGATCCAGTGGTCAAATTCTGAAAAATAATAGTTCCCACTATACTGTGAAAGATAATTTCCAATAGGAATTCCTTTGTTCCCAGGTGTCGAATCAATAATTTCATCAAGCAACCAAAGAAGATCCGCATCCTTGAACAGCTTTCTGTATTTGGTTTTTAAAATATCATGATTGATAGATGGATAATACTTTTTACCATCTAACTTCAAACAATACTGTGATCCGGGAACATCATGCTGCACTGCATCATTTAATCTGTTCAAACAAAGATGAATTCCCTTTCCAGGTATTGCTGAATAGGTGTCATTAGTAAGATTTTTCAGCAGGATTGGTTCAATGATCTGTAATATTGCCCACTGACAAATTCTATCAGGGAAGTATGGTAATTTATATATTTCTCTATCTTTTCCACTATCGTGTTTTATAAAAGTTTCATATTTTGAAGTTTGGTATGTTTTATTGATCAACATTTCTCGAAGTAACCCAAAATAATATTCAGGGTTTTGATCAACCATTTTTACTTCTGTATACCATCCTTTTCCTTTCTTTGCATTTTGATGTGCAAGTTTTAGGTTGTCCATGTCGCAAATCTTCTCATATAAATGTCCGTATTTTTTCATTTATGAACTTCCTTTGTATGCACTATTAAACCGAACCTTCAACCTTTGAATAAATTTCAAAGTTTACCAATACAGTTCAAATTTATTTTTATGTTTTGCCAAGGGGCAGGGCAATCAAAGTTTCACATTTTGTTTGTATTCAATGCATTTATCAAGTGACTGCTGATATTCCGATTACGATTAGAAGAAGAATTATTCACATTCCAATAGAAACTACCACTATTAGACGAATTATTCCAATTACTGCCTAATTGAGTGATTAACTAAAAATGGTTTGTTTTTAAGCTTCTTTTGTTGTATCAACACCTTTGACTGCCCAAGATCTATTTCAATTTAATAATTATATTTGTTTATGCTGCATCAGGTACATACACCAAGCGACCGCCGAAACCCCGATGACGATACGAAGAAGAATTAATCACACTCCAACAGAAACCACCACCAGTAGACGAATAAGCCCAACTACCGCCCAATAGAGCGATAAACCAGGAAGCAGAAGTATGTG